TGGTACAGGGACATTGGCAAGAGTGTGTAAGGCTACGGGGAACCCTTGTACACTAATCGAAATGGACCCCGATTACTGTCGTAAGATCGCTTTGGAACATAATTTGCAGCATGTTTGGAGCGACCGATACAACGAATGGAGGAGTAAATGACTAATCCGCGAGATTTTCTAGGCCGTGAGATCAAGGAAGGCGACACGTTGGTTTACCCGGTTCGACGCGGCTCGTCCATGTGGCTTAAGAGAATTACAGTCACACGGGTTGCTGAACGGGATGGTGGGACGCAGGTTCTTGGCACTAATGATGATGGTCGGCGCATCACTTTGATGAGACCAAATCGAAGTGTTGTCGTACCATTGAAGTGTGCTTGAAATAAACGCAACAAACGCAACATAGCAAAGAATTGACTAGAGCGAGAACCAAGCCCGTTGATTCACTTGCTTAGACGTTTGTTACGTGTAGTGTGGTGAAATGCGCCACCACGGTAAACGCGCATTACTAATGGCAAGCGAGAGCTTGCGACGGCAACTTGAGCCGCAAACATCCCCAACAACCGCAAAATGTTGCGTTTGTTGCGTTTGGAATCAAGTGCGAAGTCGATGAAGAGGATGAAGACGAGTAAATGAATGAGCGGTCTGATGGACGCTTTCCGCGAGGCAATCGCGGACGGCATGAAAAGCCGAACGATGACTACCTGTTCTCGGTGGGCTACGCATCGCCGTGTAATGGGCGAGCCATTCCCAGGCGCGTACGGTTTCGACCACCATCCGTGGTGCAAGGAAATTCACGACTCGGGAGCATCGTACAATTCTGCGATGAAGGCCGCCCAAATGGGGGTCACAGAAGTTGCCATCAATCGAGCATTTTATACCGTCGATGTTCTAAGGAAGGATGTTTTGTATGTTCTACCGACGTTGAACAATGCAAGCGATTTTGCAAAAGCTCGTTTCAATACAGCTTTGCTTTACAGTCCCTACCTCAAGAGGCTCTTCACAGACACCAACACAATTGGTTTGAAACAAGCCAGCGGGACGAATCTTTACATCCGAGGTTCACGCGGAGATGCCAATCTGAAATCAATTCCAGTTTCAACACTGATCCTCGACGAAGTAAACGAAATGGATCAGAAGCAAATTTGGTTGGCTTTGGAACGTTTGTCGGGACATATCGAGAAATCAGTTTGGGCAATTTCGACTCCAACTGTTCCAAAGTATGGTATCCACAAACTATTTCAACAAGGTACACAAGAGCACTTCATGTTCAAATGTCCGCATTGCGGGCGTTGGACCGAGTTGATTTGGCCCGATTGCATAGAGATTATCGGGGAGGCGGTATCCGATCCTCGTTGTAAAGAATCGTACCTTAAATGCAAGGAATGCAAGCACAGACTAGACCATGAAAGTAAGGCTGAGTGGTTAAACATTGATAACTGCAAGTGGGAATCAACAACAAGTTGCAATGAAGACCATCGAAGCTTTCTAATCAATCAGCTTTACAGTTTTACCGTTTCACCTGGAGAAATCGTTGTTGCACATTTTCGGGGTCTGGGTGATGAAGCCGCAATGGTTGAGTTTCACAACTCCAAGCTAGGTATACCGTACATACCGGCAGGCGGCTTGGTAACAGACACCGAAATCGAGAACTCAGTTGGGGGTTACTCAAAGAGTGATTCTCGACCGGACATTGGCGGTGAACGTTGCATCTGTATGGGAGTTGACCAGGGTAAGTTGAATAACATCATTATCATGGAGTATTTGTTCGACCAGTATAGCCATGATTTGAATGTTGCAGCTTATGGGCGACTACTTTGGGAAGGTAAGCTTCCAGGAGATAACTTTGAAGAACTTGATCGACTTATGCGTGAATGGCAAGTTTTGGGATGCGTTATCGACGCTGATCCACAGATCAATGATGCACGTCGATTTGCCAGGCGTTTTCCCGGCTATGTCTTTCTGTGTCGCTACCGTCGAGGCGTCACCGGCAAGGAAATTCAGTTGGCAGAAGAGGAAGGTGGCGCACCAATCGCTACCGTGGACCGTACAAACTGGTTGGACGCTGCACTAGGACGTTTTCATACTGGGCGTATTCAACTTCCTGCGGACGTGAGCATGGAGTTTCGAGACCACATGAAAAATGTCGTGCGTACCTACGAAAGAGACGATCTGAACAATCCAAGAGCCGTTTATATTAGCACTGGGGCAGACCATTTTGTCCATGCGTTGACATACGCAGAGATTGCTTTACCATTAGCGGCTGGTATTGTTACAGGACAAGACCTTGGGACATTTCTGTAACGGAGGAAGACAATGGCCTTCAAAGCCTTTTCCGTGCTGGAAACTCGACATCCTCAATACTTCCACGACATGACGTATTGGACGACATGGCGGGAAGTATATGATGGCGGTGAAGACTATACAAAGCTTTACCTGAAGAAGTTCACCGTGCGCGAAACTGATGAAGATTTCTATTCGCGTATGTCGATTACTCCAACACCGACGTATGCAAAGGCTGCCATCAATGATGTACGCAATGCCATTTTTCAACGTATGCGTGACATCACTCGACGTGGCGGTTCTCAAGCTTACATGAAGGCAGTGGCAGGAGAAGGGGGCGGTGTCGATCTCAAAGGAAGTACCATGAATGGCTTCCTTGGTATTGATGTTTTGAAGGAAATGCTTGTTATGGGTAAGGTGGGTGTCTACATTGACATGCCACAACTAACAGGACCGACTCTTGCTGATGTAGGTGGTGCTCGTCCTTATCTATACTTGTACCAGGTTGAAGACATTCTTGCATGGGCCGTCTCCAAACCAGAAGAACCGAGCGAGTTTCAAGCTCTACTTCTGCGTGATACGGGCATTGACTTTGCTCAGCACGAAATGTACAACCTCAAGCTCCCTGACAAAGAATACGAACGGTATCGTTTGATTTGGATTGACGAAGACACAGGTTTTGTCAACGTTCAGTTCTACGATGCGGAATCAAATCCCATCACACCTGATGGCTACCCATCTGATGGAACTCCAACCACGCTTGAACTGCGACGGATTCCATTTGTCCTTTTTGACGTTGGTGACAGTCTCTTGAAGGATGTAGCCAACCACCAGGCAGCCTTGCTTAATCTAACATCTAGTGATGTAGCCTACGCCCTGAAGGCAAACTTCCCGTTCTACACCGAACAACAAGACATGAGGGCGGTTGGCGACCACTTGAAGCACCCTGTTAATCCAGATGGTTCAGCTTCAGCGGGTGGACAACGAGCTTTTGGGCGGGAGATGCGAGTTGGTCCTACACACGGTCGGGCTTATGATCTCCGGGCAGAACGTCCTGGCTTTATTCATCCATCACCAGAACCGCTTGAAACATCGCTAAAGCTTCAAGAGAAGCTGGAGGATGATATTCGCAAGCTGGTGAATCTTGCCGTAGTCAACAAGATCGGAAAACGAGCTACTTCGGCTGAAGCACTCAAAATGAGTGACCAAGGTTTGGAAGCTGGTTTGTCTTTCATTGGATTGGTACTGGAAAGTGGTGAGCGAAAGATCGCAGAACATTGGGCTGCTTATGAAGAGAAGCGACCTAAGCGGCGTCAAGTTGCCACAATCAAGTATCCTGATCGCTACAGTCTCAAGACAGACAAGGATCGCATCGAAGAGGCAGACAAACTTGCAGAATTGATGTACACGGTTCCAGGCAATGTAGTGAAGAAAGAATTGTCGAAGAACATTGTAACGGCCCTATTAGCTGGCAAAGTTAATGTTGATACACTCGACAAAATCTTCGCTGAGATTGATGCAGCCCAGTACACAACTAGCAATCCTGAAATCATCATTCAAGCTAAGGAAGCTGGTCTTGTGGGCGAGCAAATTGCATCAATGGCTTTGGGATTTCCTGAAGATGAATATCTCCAAGCTCGTGAAGATCATGCAGAACGAGCTAAACGTATTCTGGAAGCCCAAACAGCAGGTAGGCAGCAAGATGATGCTGAAAGTCCCGCTGCTCGTGGTGTAGAAGACATTTCTGCCGCTCCCGAGGAAGAGGGTAAGACGGAGCGTGAGGAAGCTACAGATACCACGCTTAAAGAAACAACAAAGAAACCAGTTCGCGGCGAAGGTCGTGAAAAACAAGAGGAGGAATAACAATGCTTCCAGTACGTGTAGCAAAGCAGACCCAAGAAAAGCTCCAAACAGGACAGGGGACTGCTGGCGCGGTCGCTGCTGCACTCACTGATAATCCCTGGCCTGCCAATTATGGAGTCTTTATTCGGAACCATGATGGGGCAAATGCCATGTATGTTGGAAACAGTGGTGTGACAGCAAGTAACGGTTTTCGGCTCGACGCTGGAGACGATATTTGGGTTCCAGTAGCCGATCCGAGAAAGATTTACGTCATCCGAGCTACTGCGGATGTAGCCTACAGTTTTCTTGTGGTATAAGGTGGTATTATGTACGAGTATTACGGCACAATCGAAGAAGCTAATGAATACTTCTCCAACCGACTCCATGAGTGGGCTTGGACTGATGCTTCATCGGATGATCGGCGTAAGGCTCTTATCAATGCCACTGCTATCATTGATGCCCTCAACTTTAAGGGTGAGAAGGCGGCAGTCTACGACGTAATGTACGACGAAGACGGAGAAGAGTTGGATTGGTCTGAAGACGATGTAATCGAGGCCGAATTGTCGCAGGAATTGGAGTTCCCGCGAGGCACGGATACCGAAATTCCCAACCAAATTAAGATTGCATGTTGGGAAATCGCACATGCCCTTTTAGATGGAGTTGATCCTGACCTTGAATTGGAAAACCTGGGTGTGGTCAGCCAGGGGATTGCCTCAGTACGAACAACTTACAATCGGAATCACACGCAAATTGAACACTTGATGAATGGGATTCCAAGTGCCGCAGCATGGAGATACCTACGACCATTCCTGCGAGATACTAAGGCAGTTAAACTTAGTAGGGTAGACTAACATTCGTTAGGAGAGTTGCAATGAAAGACGACTTGTACAAACTTTACTGGTCCCTACCAACGTTTGCCTGCTACGAAGGCGATGGTGACGGTGATGGTGGTGATGGCGATGGCGACGGTGATGGTGGTAATGACCACGATACCCGCGTAAAGACGGCTCAGGAAGAGGCTCAACGGGCTCAAGAAGAAGCGGAACGAAAGGCTGCTGCTGCTCGTGAAGCTGCTGAAGAAGCCCAACGTATTCGTGAGAAGAATTTCTCACAGGATGACTTGAATCGCTTCTTGGCTGATGATCGTCGGAAACACCAGGAAAAGTACACAAAGTTGGAAGCTAGTTATAAGGAAATTCTAGCCGACAAAAATCTACAAAAGGAACAGAGAGCAAAGCTGGAGGCTGAGCTTGCTGATTTGCAGAAATCGTTCCGAACAAAGGAACAACAAGCAGAATACGAACGGAAGCAAGAGCGTGAACGCTTCGAGACTGAACTTGATACATACAAGACAGCAGCAACAAGATGGGAGGGTTTGTACAAGAATTCGGTCATTGACCGATCTCTCCAAGATGCTGCGGTAGCTGCTGAAGCGTTTAATCCTGGTCAGATCGTTGGACTACTTCGTCCAATGACAAAGATGCAGGAAAAGACGGATGAAGCTGGCAAACCGCTTGGCGATTTTACACCTTTGATCGACTTCCCCGATATTGATGAGAAAACCGGGGAACAAGTGGTCACGTTGAGAACCCCGGAAGAAGCTGTGCAGCGTATGAAAGAATTGCCTGAGATGTTCGGTAATCTCTTCAAGGCAAATGTTGTCAGCGGTGTTGGCTCGGGTTCCGCAACCGGCGGCGTACAGTCGGGTGATGGTGGTCGCATTGATCCGACAAAGCTCTCTCCTGAGCAGTATCGGAAGCTCCGCAGGGAAAACCCTGAAGCCTTGGGACTAAAGCGACGGCCCAATTAAAGAAAGGGGCCTGACTAATGTTGCCCAATGTAGGGCGACGAAAATAGTTTTTCCTCGCCCTAATGAAAAGGGCTAAGTGAACCTAAACAATAGGAGTAGCGCAATGAATCTGCTCTACAGTAATCCGTCGTTGGCTTGCTATGCCAATAACAATGATGCGCTGATTCCTGAGCTTTGGGCACAAGAGGGTCTTGCGATTCTCGAAGAGAATATGGTCATGGCCCGACTGGTCCACCGGGATTTCAGCGATGAGGTCGCCAATTTCGGCGACGTAGTAAACACTCGTCGGCCAAGCCAGTTCACGGCTGCTCGAAAGACAGACGCGGACGACGTTGTGGCTCAAGACGCGGTTGCGACAAACGTGCAGGTACCTCTGGACCAGCACGTCTACGTAACCTTCACCATTAAGGACGGTGAAGCCAGTGAGTCTTTCCAAGACCTGGTGGAACTGTACCTACAACCGGCTGCTCAGGAAATGGCAAGCTCGGTTGACCGCATTCTATGTGGTCAAGTTCATCAGTATCTCGCTAATCGTGTTGGTCGTCTGATGGAAATGGACGAAAACAACGCGAAGAACTACCTGCTGGAAACGCGGGAAAAGATGAACGTAAACAAGGCATACCCCAACGGGCGTAACCTTGTTTTGTCGCCTCAATCCGAGACTGAGCTTTTGAAGACGGAACTCTTCATCAGTGCTGAAAAGCGTGGTGATGATGGAACGGCTCTTCGAGACGCCAGCCTTGGAAAGGTGCTGGGCTTCGATACCTACATGGATCAGAACGTGCCTTACGTTCTGAAGGCCAGCACGGACTACGTAGACGGTGAGACGCAAGAGTCGGAACCCGTCAACGAAACAACCATTAACTGCGTCGTGCCGTCTTACTTAGCCATCGACGGCGAGTACGTGGTCATTGAAGGCGAAGGCAAGCCTCATGTGATTTCGTCTGCAACGGATGACAGTACGAACACGAATGAGATCGTATTGGTCGAGGGCCTGGAAGAGGGCGTTGCGGCCAATGCAGTGGTCACGGTCTACAAGGCTTGTGAGACAGGCGCAGCTTACTCTGCGGG